GACTACCGTTGTACCGAGGGTGGGCTGATTAATTCACAGTTTTTCAGGCGAAATGAAGATAGACTCGAACGAGTTGACTATCTGAACCAAAGATTCATTTTTGGAAATAACATCAAAAAGAAATCTTCCGGTAAACCTGGAGAATTCGCTGTAGAGACGGTTAAGATAACTGATCTCACGCGTGATATTAATCGCATGGTCAAGCGTGCGAAGTGGACTCGAAGTGCAGTCCCAGCCTGTTTGGAACGATTTTCCAAGCCGAGAGAAGATGAAGTGATTCCCAATTGGTATCTGCCTGTACACTTAGGCGGATTAGGTCTCGATCCATGTAATGGGCCTAGAATCATAAAAGTAACAAAGCAGCAGAGGATCCTCGCTGCGCAGTTCGTGAATAAACCCGAACTGTCCCTCTATAGATCAAAAGGTGTTCTTCCCGCTCCTAAAATCATGCAACATCTCGTACCACAGTGTAAACTTGTGGTAGGTGATTATGTCATGAACATGGATGAGACGGAAGAGTCCATTGACCCTTGGTCAGAGAGAGTTGCTTATTACAATCAGTGCCGGAATGGCATGAAGCGGATCCCACTCCAAAAAGAGTTTGAGATCTTAGCTACTCGGATTAGGAAAGATTACAGGCTGAAGCCGATAGGAGAAGATACCTTACTATCCTATTGGCGCTTTTCCCGGTATATCTATGAGAAATGGATACCGGAATGTCCGTCCCTGAAGGAGGTGAATCTCTTAGGAGGACTTGTGGGCGATGTGCGTGTTATGTTAAGCATAATTGGTGCAGGGAAGTTTAACTCCCTCCCAGATCAATTGCTTGACTATATACGTACATTTCTCTAAGTCGTGTGTGATGGATACCCTTTGACCGACAAGTCGTTAAACTGTCATAGTGCAAATCATAGCCAGTAATGGCCTTGGAATGATTGCGCTATATTGGGTTTACAATTAATGAGCCAAAACTTGCCAAAGTGCTAAGTTTTCGTTTGCTGGTTCAGCAACGGCTCAAAAGGAACCTTAAGATTCATCTGTG